CACAAGTAAGCATCCCGAAGTATGTTCATCAGTATTTCCACAATGTATGAGAACATACTCAAAGTTAGGAACGTCAACGATATGTAACATACCATCGTGTATATTAGAAAATCTTTCGCTATATTTTTTATGAAATCCACCCTCTTTTCTTAATTTAATTTCGTAGCATCCATAAGGTATCATTGTTTCTCCTTTTACCTTTGACACTCTATACTCATCTTCTAGCGTATAACAAAGAAAGTCATACCCTTTTGTAGTCTTTTGCAATAACATTCCGTTGGTGCTATCATTTTGTAAATTATATCTTAATACAACTAATTCCATTAGCAATCACAATTTATTTTTTTTTGTCTTTTATAAACTCTAAAATAATATTTAACTTTTCTTTTACTTCGTTCATTTGTTTGTGTAACGCTTCGTGTCTTTTCTCAAAGCCAACCTTTACCTCTTTAATACTAAAAAAGAAAAATTGATATAATGCATACAAAGAACCTAACAACAAAACCAAAGACAAACCATACCCCTCTATTAATTTTAATATTTCTTCCATAATTTATTTATTTTAACTACCGCAGTTCTCACAATCTTCTTGGTTCTCGATATTGCAAGTTGGTTGTTCTTCTTCTTCTAATACGTTTATCCAAGCATCAAAACCATTAACTACAACAGTTTCAGCAGTTTCAGCAGTTTCAGCAACTTTTTGACATTTACATTCTTGTAAATTTTTATTGCAATTACAATTCATTTTTTTATTTTTTTAAATTTTTGCAAGAATTTAATTTTGCTAATTCTATTTTTAATTCATTAATAGTGTCTTCACACTCATTAATAACCTTTATTTTTTTTTCAAGTCTTTGTTCAAGAACTTTTATATCTTCTGACAACTGTCCTATTTGACTATAAGCTATGCCCATTGTAAATATAATACCTATTACCCAAATAATGTTACCTATGCTTAGTGTAAAATCTTTTTGCATAATTTACTTTCCGAAAAATAAACCTACTAATGCAGTAATAACAATAATATACAAAGACCACATAGCTCTGCTAATCATTTTTCTAGCTTGAGTATTTTGATTTACACGAGAAACTACACCAACATCAGGGTCAAGCAGCTTCTTAGTTAGGTTATCTAACTTGGCATCCACCCCCCCTAGTTTATCTTCCATTGATTCCATCTTCTGTTTCATTAATGCTATTTCTTGTGCTGTTGATGCCATTATTAATCGTTATATACTATTTCTAGTGTTCCATTAAATCTTGCAACAGTTGCATCTGTGTTTCCTGCTGATATAGTTACTATAATAACATCTCCTGCCGAAAAAGCAGCAGAAGAACCCATAGAACCTGCTGCAAATAAATCTACATTTGTATTACCACCTCCTGTTTCAGTAGCAGTATCGCCTAGTTGAGTTAAGTCAATAGCAGCAGAACTTGCATCCGCAGGAGTACCTTTATAAACTTTAAGATTTATAGTTTTTCCTGAAGTACAAGCTATTACACCTCCAAAAGCATTTACATAACCACTTCTAATACAATATAATTGTGCTTGTGCAACAGCATCTTGTGCATCAGCAGTAGCATCAGTAACAACGGTATCCCAAGTATGAGTTACACCACCTGCATAAGTAGGTGCAAATTCAGAAGTCGAACTTTTACTAAAAAAACCTGCAACTCTAATGTGCTGCATACGTCTTAAATTATCATCAGCCCAAGTTAAAGCGTTGCTTCCATTCTTTGTTAATACTGTGTTAGCCGAAGCTGAACTAAAGTCTTTAGGAACGTGAAGCTGCGTATTGTCTAATGCACTATGTTCGTTACTTGCCATATTATATACTTGCTACAAAAATTTCTACATCTACATCATTTGATGCAGGATTTACTTGAATACTTGCTATGTCTGCCATTGTTCCAAAGCTAGGACTTGTGTCTGCTTCTGACAACATTAAATCTTCAGGAGAGCCTAAAATATGAGATTCTCCTGCTGCTAATTTAACTTGATAAAGTGTTGCAGCACCAACAATAGCCAACTCAACAGGGTTAGTATCATCAAGATTTGTAATTCTAATATACTTTGCATCCTCTACATCAATAGCGTTTGCAGATGCAAAAGCATTTCCGTTAAAGGTAGCAACAGTAGTAGTCTGACTGTTTACACACTTTACTATTCTTTTAAAAACCTCGTTTATGAATCCTATTGATAGTGTTTTTGTGCCACCATATTCAGTTCCACCTAAACTAAGAGTTTCTGATATTACAACTTCAAGAGTTGCCGCCGTTACTGTACTTGCCATATCTTATTATTTTTTATTTCTGTCGTAAGCCCAATTTTTTAAAGCAATATAATTTTTAGAGTACGGGCAATCTTTACTCACATTTTTGCCTTGTGGTTGTTTTATTGCTCTTGCTATATATGCAATAGCTTTTCTTGCTTCTGTTGCGTTAGCAGAAGTCCAATCTGCTTTCTTTTTAGAAAGTAATGTTAGGTTTCTGTTTATTGCAGTTCTACCTATACTAGCTTTCTTACTACACTCAGTTTCAGACCATCTTTTTAATTCAGAGTAGCTCATATTTACAGATGATTTGTATTCTGTATATGTTTCGTCTATCTCGTCTTGAGTAAAGTTATACGTTTCTTCGTGTTCTCTACCGCACATCCAATTACCATCAGGCATTTGATGTTCATAGCCATCAGCACATCTGTCGTTTTTTCTTACAGTTGCATTGCAGATGTGGTCTAAATAATATTTAATTAAATCCATTAGTAAAAAATTATACCATTCATTTTTTTAGCTACATCCCCATCGTTAGGAGTAGAATAATCCCCATCTTTACCATACAAAGGATAGTCGTTTGTTTGGTCTTCGTGTAAAATGTAAGCAATCATATCATCACTCATAACTTGAGCCTTTCTAAAAGTGTCAGACTTCATTTGATTAAACTGTTCAACATTTGCAGGATTGCTAAATTCAGAAATATTAACAACTAACCCTGCCGATGTTGTATTGTATTGAATTTCATTCATAACCTCAAAACGAGTGTACCAATACAAAGCAGGTTTTAAATAGTGAGTTATTAAATCGCTATTTGCTGTTGTAAGAGTTCCGTTATGATTTTGTATTTTTAATTCTTCGTACATATCTAAGCCCAAGATTGGCTTTATGTGTGCTAGTTCAGCAATATCTAATATACTTTTAGATATTAATGCTGTATCAGTAGCTTGATTAGTAAAAGAGTTAGCTATTACTTCTGATGATGTTACAAGATTATTATACTGTCTTACATTTGCCATATTAATCTACGTTTGTTGTTGTTCTTTCTACTCTAATTAACTGTCTATCTGAAATCAATAACTCTCCGTCTTCAATCTCAGGTAATTCTTTATTAAGCATTGCTCTTTGCTCGTTAATAGTAAGAACTTGCTTAGGGTCAATATCAGCCAAGAATGAAATAGGTGGTTCATAAACAACAGTCAAATCTTCTGTATCAATGCCAACCTCTAAGTTTATTATTCTCTTAATAGGTTCTAACAGAATATTTGTTGTATCTCTAATTACCGTACTCATTGCTAAATCATAAGCAATTCTAATCTCACTACCTGTATTATTCATCTTACCCGATGAAACAATACCACTCAAAGCAGGTTGCCATCTATGAGCAGTAATTATATTTTGGTCTGTTAATTTCTGTAAATCTAAGAAATCTCCATCCTCTTTGTTGTTTATAATCTGAACATCTGTGCTGTTAGCATCATCTCCATTCTTTACTAAGAAAAGAATTTTAGAGTTGTTTCCGCTACCTGTTAAAGTATCTTTGGCTGTTTCTACAAATTTCTCTGCTTCCGATTCGCCAAAATCTCCATTAACAGTAACAATGGCAGAAGGGCTAAATCCATTTTTAAATGATGTGTGGTTATATTTACCTATTTCATAATCTATTGCAATATGCTCTAAAGCAGCTACATAGTCAGGAAGTCCGTAAAAGTTAAACGTACTTTCGTAGTCCTTATAATGTATTATAAATCTACTCTGAGATACAGTAGGGTAAACAGGTATTCTTTGTGTTTTTTCTTTGTTACGCTTGTAGTTAGCCCAATCAGGGTTAAAGTAAACGTGCTTTTTGTTTTTAGATAATCTTGCAGTAGAAGCG